AATCATTTTCAAGGTGCGGGTGGTTAATTTGATAGTTAGCACTATTCAAATAATTACTTTCTCTGTATATTTCTTTAAAGACAATTTGTGATTGTCCTTTATCGTTTGCTTTATAATTGTTGTATTCAAATGTATTCATTTTATTTCCTTTGTTTGTTTCTTTCATACTTAAATAATACATAATCTTTGATTATATTCAAGTATTAATTGTAAATATCACAATATATAAGTCAATGTTTATAGGGTTTTAAAAAATAATTTAAAAAATTATATAATTTGACCTGTTAAAGTCGTTTTTTTGTACCCTTTAATCAATTGTAAGGCGTCAGGGTCAACCTTTGAAAATAGTTCTGATACGCCAGTTGAATCGCTTCCATAAGTATTAAATGGAGTATCTTTTCTTTTGAATAGTCTTAAAGCTTGTATCAAGCAAGCTGTTTCGATATCTTTTGGAACTGAAGCGAATCCATATTTAGCTGTTACTTGAATATTATTAACTATTGTTGTATCGAATCTTTCAGAACTTCTTGTATCTAAAATCTTAATGCACTCATAAGGAAGTGATTCATCTTCTGCATTAGCGGGTGTTACATAATAATCTGTGTTTAGTGTTAGTGTTGTATCGTAAGTTCCGTTATCATTTGTATCTAGTTTAACTATTAAACCTGTTGTTGTAGCAATATCAGGCACATCAAGGTAATAAGTTGATACTGGAGTAAAGGTTCTAACAACAACTGAGCCGTCAATCCAAAATTTTCTTCCAGCTATTTTATCTATTTGTCTTGAAGCTGTTTCAACAGCTCTTTCCAAGTTATCATCTTGAGCCGAGCCTGATATTCCCATATAAGCTTTTATGCCTGACAAAGTAGTATAGCCATTAGTAATAGCCATAATTTGTCCTACTTAGATTTATCTTCAACGGGTGCTTTAGCTTTTGTTGCTTTACCTAATCCCCATTCCTTAGCTTGAGCTTCAGATACTTCGTGGCCTTTAACGCCAAGTAGTTTTCCTTTTCTCCAAGCTTTTGGAAGTTGGTTATCAGTTGTTTCAGCAACTTTACCTGCTTCATCTACCCATACATATTTTTTTAAAATCATAATTTTCTCTCCTGACTTTAACTCGCCCGTGCCGTTAAAGCTTGAGCGAGTTATTAAAGTCATATAATTTCTAAGTTATCCTTAGAAGTTTGTAATCTTTGCGAAAGCTGTTGCTCTATAAATAGGCAAGCCCATTCTTACAGTTGCTTTCATAACAACTATATCTTTAACAAAGTTCTCGTCGTGTGAATCAGACATTGCAACTTCCATACCTTGTCTTGCGACTATATGTATTGCTTGTCCACCACCGAAAGTACCAACTAAACAGTCTCCTGCTGAAGTTTCTGTTGAAACTACAACTGGAACACCCCATATGCTTGGTCTTACAGCGTCATTAAAGTTTCCTGCTCCAACAAATAATGGATTCAAAGCTCCACTTGTTGTTACAGCATTTACTTCAGTAACTACTTGATACCAGTCAGACGGGTGCATAATGATAGCGTCAGGATTCATAAATGCGTCTTTTTGAATTTCTGTAATCGCTTCAAATAATTGTCCAATTCTCTTTAAGCTTCCACTAAAAGATGAATAGTTAAATGCGTTGATTCCTGTTTTATTCAAGATACCTGTTAAGTTCACGCCTGAGCCTGAACCACCGATAATTTGGTCAGATATTGTCTGTCTTATCATAAATCGTAATCTACTGTCAATATATCCCTGTGAAGCGGAAACATCTGCAAGAAGTTCCTCTGTCATTGGAATAAAAGCACCGATTTTTCTTATTTCTTCTGTTCTTTCGGTAAATGCCAAAGCATTTTCTCCGAGAGCAGAACCCTCAGCAGTTGGTGCAGCGTTATTAGTGTATGTTGTTTCCTCAAGATACTTGTACTGATATTGGTCAGTAGTAATTGTATCTATCAAATTAGGAATTACATACGGGTCTAACTGTGCAGATTCTTCAATTCTTGAAGAACGAACAACCGCAGGAGGCCAAGTTGATTCGGTAACAGTAGTTTTTAATTCTACTTGTGGATTCCACTTCAACTCAGAAGTAATGTTTTTTTGTCCATTCTCTTTAAATGCTTTAAAAGAATTTGAATCAAGAAATCGTTGTCCAAGAGTCTTTACTTCTTCCTTAGGTTCAGCGTGTATAGCCATTGGCTCTACATTGTTGCTTTTCTCTAATTCAGCTTCTAGCTCTTTTTTCTCTTTTTCTATTTTCTGAGCTTCTTTTATCTCATTAACAAGTTCTGACATTTTTTCATTACGATTAGCCCACTCTTCTTTTTTATCAGAATCAAAATCAGTTGTATCAACATCTTTAAATTCATTAAGAGTGTTCTCTCTAAGTGAATGGAGTTCCTTTTTTAGCTCTTCTAATTTAGCCAATTTAATCTCCTTAAATAATATCAGGGTCTAAAGTTTCCGATAGAACCCTTGTTGTGTCAGCTATCAAAGTATCTGCTTCTTGAGGTTCTTCTATTTCTGCGTCTAGTTCGTCAATTTCCATTTCAACATTTGATTCATCAGAACCAAATCCGATTATCATATCCAATTCGTTATAAACTTCTTGGATTCTGTCTTGTAAATTAACCAAAGATTCAGTAGCACCCTTTGATAACTTTTTCTTTTTTTCAAGCCGTAAAGAAGTAAGTTCTTTAGCCCTGTCGATAAAACTGTTAATTGTGTTAAGCACATTATCAGCTTCATCAGTAAACCTTAAATTAGATTTAGGCTCACTTTGCACTTCAGCAGAGGAATTATCTTCCTTAACTGCTAAAGTATGCGTTTCTTGATTAGCACCGACTAATACGGGACTAACTTCGAAAACTGTTGCGGACTTGATGTATCTCACTTCTTGTGATTGTCCGTCCTTTTGAAATTCTCCATTTTCTGATTCAGTAACTTGATATCCAAAACTCCATTGTTGTAAATCTCCCATAGCTTTAACTGTATGGAAAGCGTCTCTTCCTCTTTCGGTGTCCATAATGAACTGACCTTTGAATACAGCTTTTTCTTCGTCTTGAACTATTTCGCCTCTACCGATTACATCTTTCCAATCGTGAGACCAAACCATAGGGACGCCTTTATCTCCCCAAGCTGATTTTATTGAATTAGGAAGAACAACATCTTCATCTGAATCGACGGTATTAAATACAGAGAAAACTGCTTCTACTTTTCCCTCTATGTCGTCTGATACTTGTAAATCTAAAGTCTTAAAAGTCATATTTTCTTTTTTCATTCTTGCTCCTCATAAGCTTCATTCTTTTCTGTTGCTGGGTCGTCGGCAATGAAATGTCCTTTAGCGTTTCTAGCTCTTTTCTTTTGAAGAGCTTCTGCTTCTTCTAATCCTTTTACTTCTTCAATTAGACCTTGTTTTTTTAGCCACTTAACAGACTTCGCAGGAATCTCATCAATGATGTCTCCCTCTTCATACTGCTTGTCGCCAAACATTAATCCAACTTTTAATATATAACTCAAGTTATTACCTCTATCTCAAATTCTACGCCTAAGTATTCAATACTGTTTATAGTATAAACACCATAATTGCTTGCTTCAACAACTCTAGCAGAAGATACTGCACCACCAAGTGTTGTATCGCCCTCAATCGCAAATTTAATTGAGCTTGCACCTGAGCCAGCAAGATATCCGTCTAAAGTATCTTGTGAATCTTCAGCGTCCACTCTTGAAACATAAAGTTGAATTGGAATTGTGTAAGTATCTGAACCTCGACTAAAAGTATTATCGTATTCCAATGAAGATAAAGTACCTACGATTGCACAAGGTGGTTCAATCGAATCAGGCACATAATCATATACTAATAAAGAACTTATCGTTTCAAGTCTAGTTCCTAAACCTGAACGAATACTTGTAAGACTAGCCATAGGTTTAACTATAACAAAAAACCCGCCAATGTAGGCGGGTTCTTTTAATTTGTTATTTTCTTAAAGTTCGATACAAGAACTTTCTAGCACTCCATACCAACCTCTATGAACAAAACAGAATTTACATTCTTCGACATATTCTTCGTGATTTGGTACTTCGAGCAATTCTACTTTTATATCTTTGTAAAAATAGTTTGCCATTTCGTTATCAAAATGGTGTCCGTCTCCCCAACGGTCAATTAACTCTAAGAATTGAGACCAACCTTGACCGTTTCTTATGCAACTATAATTTACTGTGAAATTATAATCGTAAGCAAAACAATCGTACCAAGTATCTTCTTCTTCATTTTTTACTTCTTTCCAAGTAACTTTAAGAATTTGATTCTCAGTTCTTTGTTCTTCTAATTTTTTAATGTCATTTACTAACTTTGTAATTCTTCTATCTTTTCCTGAAGAATAATCGTTGTATTCTTTGACATATCTTGTTTTTGTATTCATATCGTTTCCTTTGTTTATTTCTTTCATAATCAAAGATTACTACATATTGTAAAGTAATGCAAGGATTTATGGTGAAAATCACTATAAATAAAAATAGCAGAAACCCTTAGAAACAAAGGGGAATTAAAGAAAGACCTAAGAGTCCCTGCTAAATCTCGAATCCAAATTCTTCTTTTAAGAATCCTACTCGTTTATATATCTTTTCTGAAGTTCCGAAATCTGTTTTATCATTCATTATTCTAAAACTCCAATTGAAGTCATAACCTGTTCTGCAAAGTTCTGTTATATCCCAAGCTATTATCTTTCCGTTGTATTCATTAACATACCAAAACTTTTTTTGTTCAGCATTAGCAAGTTCCATATTCGTTGCAAGCTTATCGTATTCAATAAACCACTCATCAAATTTTTGCCTGCGAGATTTAATCTCTATATGAACATCTATTCCAGTTGCGTCATAAGGACAATACTGGTCGTCCTCTTCAGTTGAATGCACTAAGCAAGACAATGAACTTTTCTCATTAATAATATCTATTATTTCTGATGTTTCCATTAAATCCAATCCCATTCTCTATCTGTCATATTTTTTTCAATTGTTCTATCAGCAAATTTATCTAGCCAAGTAAAGAATTTTTTCAAATAATATCCAAAAAGAAAACCTACAAAGTAATCCACTATTAACTCTCCTCTCTTTCCATTTCTTTTAATCTTTGTTTAACTAATTCATCACGAACAAGGTTCGGATTCTTTTTCATTTCTTTTGCTTTATATCTAACCCAGTAACTTCTATTCATTTTCTTGCTCTTTAAATAACTTAGTTAGCCATCTTTCATATTGATTTGTTTTAATAGCTATAAATTCGTTAGTTACTTTACTAAATAACTTATCTCCATCTTCTCTGTCTTGCCATTTATTAACAACTTCTAATGCTTTTTTAAGCTCTTTTTGTTGCTCTATTATTATTTCATCTGTCATTATTCTTCTTCTTCCAAATAAAACCAAGCATTTTCATTATCATATCCATTTGCCTCATCTTCCATTATTATTCTTCTTCCAAAGCTACTGGTTTAAAATCAAGATTAACAATTCCTGTTCTTCTTAAATTCAATTGCGGGTATCTATCGCATTGTTCTTTTGCATAGGCTAGAGCTTGCTGAGTATCATTACAAAGGTAAGTCATCTCGCCAGTAAACAATATTTTTATTTTCTTAATTGTTGGTTCAGACATTTTTCTCCTTTAACTTAATATCTTCTTGTTCTATTTCCGCTTTACAGAATATACATTCCAAAGCAGACCAAAATAAATGTGTTACTTCTAATTCTAAATGACATTCTATGCAATCAAATTTAAAAGTAGTTCTCTTTTGATAAATCATTATTCCTCTTCCTCAAATTTATAATCCTTGTGAACAATTCCTAGTTTTGATTCTCCAACGAGTGTTTCAGGGTAAAAGAATGTTCCGATATTGTTTTTATGTGCCTTACCAAATCTTGGTCGCTCAGGAGTATAAGTCTTTGTATGACCTCTTCTCGTATGCTCCTTAAGTCCACCAAAGGTAAGTTTCTTATATCCACCCTCAGTCTTTATTGCAAGCTTAGGATTTATCTTTAAAGTTTTAAATACCATTTCTGATTCATAAACTTTATATCTACTTTGTGCTTGCTTGCGTGCTTTTTTTGTCGGTTTAGAATCTGTAAAATGTAATATTTCATATTCAGATTTTATATTCATTAATGCGAATAATTCTATTAAGTGATAAAGCTCATAGAATCTTTCAAATAGTTCGGAGATAATATCTCTCATTAAAGCAAATGGTAGATTTTCCTTTTTATCAATTTTATCAACAAACGGTGGTGCTGACATATAATTTTCAACAGCTCTTTGTTGTGGTCTATATAAAGTTACTCTTCCAAATTCGTCAAGAAAAACTTCTGAATTTATTCCATAATGAGTAACATATCTTTTTTTGTCTATCATTTGTTTTTCAAAAGGAAATATGTTTAATACATATCCGTCATCTCTTTTTAATCTTTCAACATAAACACCTTTACTATTTTGTTGCATATCTGCTGGGTGTCCAAAATAATAAAAAGAGTTTTCATAAGGTGGAATAGCCCAAACAAAGTTTTGCTCTTTAATTATTTCTGTAAATTCTAAGCTCCAGTTCTTTACAAAATCTGCTAATCTATTTTTTGTTTTTTCCTGATAAGTATCTCCTTTTGTTTTTTCTAATTCTTCTTCTCCTCTTATAACATAATCTTCCATACGGGTATTAGTTTTGTTTGCTCTAATAGCAATTGGATTATGAATTATTTTATCTGTATCAACTATTGATGATTTTGAAAGATAATACTCGCTAATATCAAAATGCGTTGGTAGTTCCCACTTCTGCATTTGTTTAAGCAAATCATTTCCAAAATCTTTATAGTATTTAATAAGCTTTTGCTCTACTTCAGTTTCTTCTTGATGAAACTCAGTAATTATTGTTTGTGCATTAGGCATAAACAAGATTGGTGTATTAGTAACCTCGTAGAATCTAATTGGTTTTGCTTTTAACATCTTTACAACTCCCAATGACTTTTTTGTTCAACAATTGAGCTTGAAAGATATTTAGCAATCCTATGCCAATCATATTCTTGTAAGTCATTCTCATCTTCAAGAGCATTAGTTACGCATATTTCAATTGTGTGTTCGAGATACTCTGTAACTATTCTTTGAGCTTCTTCTACTTTTATTTCTATATCTACGGAATCCATTTTATTCTCCTTTGTTTTTTCCATAATCTACTATTATACATAATCTTTAATTATATGCAATTCATTCCTCTTCTTCTTTTGCTTCTAAATGAAACTTCCCAACCAGTATCTTTAGGTCAGTATCTTTCCATTTATCAAACCCAAGCTGTATATTCTTATCAAATAGTTCTGAATAAGCCTTTTTAGCTTTAGCTTCAGTTTCTGATTCAATTTCAAATACAACTTTGAAAGATTCTACGAATTTATATTTCATTATCATTTTCCCAATCGAATGGTTCGTCGCTTTTTTGACCGATTCTATTCTCTAGTTTATAAATAGCTTCTTTCAATTCATTTTGAATTGCTTGTTCTATTTGTGGAATATATCTATCAGGGTATTCATACAAACTTTGGTTTGATAGATTACCAAGTAGGCGAATCTGCTTTAAAGCTTTATTGACTCTTGATACTGCAAGCCTTTTAAACTTTTCTTCTTTACTTTCCATTATTTCTCCTTTTGTCATAATCATATATTATATCACATATAGAAAGTTATGCAAATCAAAGATTATTTTTGAAATGTAAAAAAATTTTTTGGGACTGTTACTTACAACCTACGGGTTTTGTAAATCACATTACAATTACAGTTGGCGACTTCTCTTATTGGAAGTCTAGGGTCAGCAGGATAACTAGCTGGATAACCACCTACTCTAAAATCTTCATCTCTTTCAACTTCTTGTCCGTCTGCATTTATGTGAGAATCTCTTGACCTTACAAAAGAACATATCCATTCTTTAACAACTGGTATGCCTGTTTCTTTAACAACATTGTATTGTCCAAACTGAGCAAGAGACTGAGCTTCGGTTCTAGCAATAGTCGAGGCTCTCTTAAGATGTTTTTTCGGTAAGGTGTCTGTAACTTCTGCATTTACATAATCGAAGAGTGCGTCTCCAGTAAGTCCTAAGTCTCTTCCTGTATCTAATCCTCTTCTGATTGCTCTATTCAAATTAGCTTTAGTGGTTTTAGCCATATCAGGAAAAATTTTATCAAACCTATTATTCAGGTAAGCAATGGATTCTCTATTTCTAGTAACTGGAGTATAAGGAGTAACAACTTGTCCCCCTTGTCTTAAGGGATAGAACCCCTCATTAATAACTTGTCGTTTTGTTTTTCTTTTCGCCTTGAATAACTCTACTTGCTGAACTTCACTAACACCCTTAAAAGACTCAGGTAACAGTAACCCTAGTTGAAATAAAGTAAAGTCTGTAAGTATTGATGTATATATATCGTAAACATCTAAAGTCCAATCCTTAGTACTTTCGTCTATATAGTTATCTAATTGATATAGCGTACCAGTTCTCAAAAACGAATTTTTGTTCGTACTGCTATTTTTCGCTCTCCCCAGTATCTCCACGATTTTTTTATTTTGATTACGCAAGAGATTGACATAGTAGTTCGTAAGCCACGCATTCCAATTCTTTATCAACGCTTCGTAGTTCTGATAGATAGACTGCTTTACTTCTACACTTTCAAACCTGTTCTCTATGTACTCTGTCTCTTGTAGCTTGAGTAGATGATACCTAGTTAGTAAGTCATCTGCTGTATCTGCTTTCCTATCTTCCCAAGACATCTGTCTTAGTAGCTTCTCTGCCCATACTCTACCGTCTGTTCCGCCATAAAGCTTCCAAGTGATAGTACCGTTAGTTACCTTATCAGTAAGGATATCTCCACTATGACTGTTGAAGTATCTAACCATTTCTATAACTCTTTCAGGCGAGGCTTTAGTATTATCCATTAGATAGTTAGCCATACTGTCTGCTTCCTTACTCACTACTCCCCTACTCTCTCCAAGCTCTACTCTACCTAGCAAGGCTTCCTCTTTAACCTCAGTAGGAATTAAGAAATCCAAGATTTGATAGTTTCCTTTTTTATGGTTTTGATGTTTATGTTGGTCTACCCCTAGACCTAAATCAATAGAATCCTTTAAGTATGTAGTAGATGATACAGTAAGAGAAGAAGATTGATTGTTTACTTCCTTATATGTAGATGTATATGAGTGGTTCTTTTTGGCGAGGGTTTTATCCCGAGCCAATAAACTATTCTTCTTCTGAGATAGCTTTACCATTAGAATACCTATGTATTTGGTCTAATCTTCTTTGAGCAAGCTTTCTAGTAGGGTAACAACCCATATTCCTACCTGTTCTTTCAGATATAACGCAATACTCTCCCTCTATTACTTTTATTACTTTGTATTCAGCATTCTCTTGCGAGGAATATTGGGGTTCTTCTTGCGAAGCTAAAGGGTCTTGTACTGGTTGTTCTAGCGGAGTTTCTACCTGTAACTGTTGTTCTTTTAACATATCAGCAGGCACAATAACCTTTTCTGTACCTAATAAGTAAACATCTTGGTTAGTATCTATTGGTAATCCAACTGCCTGCCTAGCTTCAGCAACAGTAGCCCAACCACCTTGAACAGCTACATTCATTCTTTCGTATATCTCATTAGTATCTGTTTGTAAGGCTCTAACATCAGTAAGGTCATACTTAGTAATTAACTTATCTGCTTCTGTATAGTCAGGTAATAATTGAGCAGATATCTCTCCCGCAACTAAATTCCATAAAGGAATAAGCTTTTGTTCTGTAAAGAACTCTCTTAAGGTCTTAGCATTAGCATAGGTAGCATTCTTTAATCCGACTTGTAATCCCGCAAGAATAGCTGGAACACCTAGAACAGCAGAAGCCCTAGACTCAAACTCTTCTCTTAATGCTCCTATCTCGAGGTCTTTAGGACTAAATGCAAGCTTTTCAACATTAACTCCACCTGAAAGAACTAAAGGCTTACCTCTATTCTTTCCTGATACTTTCCTTTGGAATGTCTTTGAGATAGCTTGACCCTCTTCTTCTGAGAAACCGTATTCATCTTTAGGAGTAATTAAGAAACTTGGAACACCCATATTAGCTAATAAAGCTGTTGCTAACTGTCCTGCTGATTCATCTCCGTATATCTCTCTAAGAATTGTTTTTAATGGCGAGAAACCTTTTCTATGGTTCTTAGGGTCTAGTCCTAGTCTGAAGTGAACAATCATATCTCTTTCAAGCGCAACTGTTTTATTATTAGTCTCATAAGAGTAATATTCAATTAATGTTTCTTCTGAGCCTTTAGGAGTTACATTCTCAGGCATAAGAGGATATAAAGCAACAACTTCTCCAGCGTCGTTCTTTTGTTTTAGTAAATAAGCGTCTCCTGAGATGTGCATTGCTGTAATGAGATAGTTTTGAACAACATCTCCACTCATAAAAGGATTTGGTCTTTTAAATAGATTTGATAGCGGGTGTTTAGGAAATACTTCTAGTTCTCCTACTTCATTTTCGAAATAAACCTTTAGTTCAGCTTCTGAGAATGAAGTTCCTAATACTTGTAAGCAAGCGACTACTGCTGAGTTAGATTGACCGTTTCCAAGTCCCTCAACATTCCAATCTCCTGCTCTTGTGTTATAACCTTGAATAAAAGATAGATTGCTTCCATAAGCGCTGTCGTTTGGGTCGTCTCTAAGGAAATCATAACCCGTGCTTCTCTTGTAGCTCGTTCTGTTATCTGTAAACCTAATGCTAGAGATTATCTCTCTAAAACTTTTTCGTTCTGCCATTATTACCTATCTCTATGCAAGGGCAAGGTTGTGGACGCAACCCTAAAAGGCACAACCGAGACCTTGCGTCTCTATTGTACATAACCTTACCACGCTTTTAAAGTCTTTCGCCTTTTAGTTTCTAAAACTGCATAAGCTAAAGAGTCAACAATATCGTCGTGTTCTGCTTCAGGAAATCTTAATAGTTCCGTTTGTACATTACCTAACCACATTGCATTCTTTGGAAAATAGATATCTCCTGATTCCATTTTAGCAACTAACGGATAAGCTCTTGATACTTTGTCTCTATCAGCTTTCAGTTCACGAATATTCAAGCCTTGTCTTTTAGCCATTTGTATAAAAGCTAACTGATACCCTGCTTTTTCTATTCCTATATATTGTAAATCAAATTGGTCTACTTTTCGTTCTAATAGAGGAATAATATCGGGAGCTTCTAATCTCTGTTGGTCTATATCTAAGACAATCAATTCATTGTTCGGTGTTATCGCAACGGAAGTTATAACTGTATAGTCAGCAGTTTGTTTAGTTGATGTTGCAAGGTCAACAGTAGCAACTCTCTTACAATCTTTTAACTTAATTGTTCTATCCTTGCTTAATCTGTATTTAATCTTCTTCCCGAACTGTTCAACTGAATAAAACTTAAACCAATCAGCTTTAAATAAACCACCAGTAGCTTCAATGAACTGAGCTTCATACTCTTGCGAGAAAAGGAACGAACCAATCTCTTTTTTAGCGTGTTCAAGCTCTTCAGGGTCAATAATAGGATTTGAAATAGTCGGATAAGTAAATCTTTCCCAATTCTCTAACTGATTTGCTTCAGAATAGATTTTCTCGAACCAGTTATAGCCTTTAGGTGTACTTATGAATAAAGCTGAACCTTTTTTTTCTGTTAAAGCGGGTCTTATTACTTCAGACCAAGTTTGAGGTTTCATAAAGGCGCACTCATCTAAAACAACGAAGTCTAAACCTGCACCTCTTAATTTCATTGGGTCATCAGCAGAACGAACTTGAACTGAACCACCAGTAGGCGTAATAATTGTTCTTTCAGCTTCTTTAACTATGATTCCGTACTCTTTACCTATTTGTCTAAGGTCAACCCAAGCTTCATTAGTCATTGAGTAAGACGGAGCAATCCACCAAGCCCTTTTTCCTTGCCAAGCGTATTTAAGACAAAGCCAAACACCTAATTTAGTTTTACCCCAACGACGACCAGCAGATAATACTTTAAATCTTGCTTCTGACCTTGCTACGACCTTTTGTGCTTCGTGTAATGCGGGTAAAGTGATTTCATAACCACCAACTGCCGTCTGTTCTAATGCAGACTGCATTATTCTTCAGTTGTAATCCAAATAAGAAATGATTCAACTAAATTAACATCAACTGGAATTGATGTGTACATAACATTATTATCAATTACTTTTGGAATGAATATAACAGCAGGAAGAACAAACTCTTCAGGATTAAATGAATCAAAATCTTCAAGATATTCTAAATCATTAAAATCTATTATCTTTTCAAACTGCTCATTGTAATCTTCAGTCATTGTTTTCTTCCAGTTCGGGTTTATTAACCGTATTAATTTGTACAACTTCTTCTTCATCATTATCAGACTCCAATACATTTCCGTCTGCCCACTTTAGCGTAACTTTAGGTCTATCTTCGGATTCTATTGCAATTGTATCTCTCTTGCCAAACAAGTGAGGATATCTTCTCTCAAGATACCAAGCGTCTGCTTGCCAATTACCATTCTGACCTGCTTCATCAATTCTATTTAATCTTCTTTCAATAGCCTTAGCTTCAGCTATTTGTAATCTTTTCCAAACTTTATCGTAAGGGTGGATTCCTTGTTGACCTTTTTTCTTCCATTGATATAAGGTTGATGTATCTATTCCAACTGATTGGCACGCAAGGTTAACATACATTCCACTCGCAATTGAATCTAGTAATGTATCTATAAGTTTTTCGTTTCGGACAAGAGCGCTTCCCTCTTTCCAGCTAGCTTTTTCTGTCATAGGACAATGTTAGCATTGCTAAACGAACTTGTTTAAATTCTTTCTGTAATCAATACATTCATCAGAACAATACCACCAATATTCTGAATCTAATCCTAATTTTACATACGGCTTATCAGTATAAATCATTTCTTCTTTCGGATAATAATAGAAACACTCTGTGCAAAGAATTTGGTTTAAATACTTTTTCCTAAAATCAGCAACTCTTTTATCAAACTCTATTTTGTTTTTGTTGTTTCCATAATCAAAAGGGTGCATTTTGGATTCATCATACTCAACATAATCTCTGAAGTGATGATATTCTTTTCTTACAAAATTTTGAATTATAAATTTAATCATTAAACAGCTTATAAGTTCAAATCTGATTTGTTTTCTATTATTTCTGTTTTTCTAATATCAATCATATAATCACAAGAAACACTCTGACAAACTTTCCAATATATAATCCAAGCAGTTGATTTAAGTTTGCCTTTACAGTTTGGACAATTCCATTCCATTTGAACTAAAAGATTTAAAGTTTCTTCATTCATCTTATATCATTATTCCTTTCGCTAAGTTCTTTTCTTAGGCTATCTAATTTTGTTTTAGCAATCTTAATTTCATCATTAAGAACATCTGTTCTATTCCTTTTGGCTTTACGAAGTTCTTTTGAAGCTTCATCAATCATCTTTACTAAATCACAAAGTAACAAATCGTTATGCTTAACTTGGCTAGGATTATTAATTCCTTGAATGATTACTTCCTTACCTTTTGATTCATTATTAAATCTTCCGTAATTAACAGCTAAAGCTTCATTCATTACTTTGCCAGCGAATCCTTTTTCAGATATATAACTCATTTACTTATCCTCATTGTTTGCGAACGCTTCACATTCAAAGCAATAGTTTGGTGTAAATAATTCCTTTGTGTATGGTGTAAATAGTTCGCCTAGCTTCTGACCGCAAGTTCCTGTTTCCCTTGTGTAAAGATTGATAGTTATGTTTTGACAAAATTGTTCTTGCATTAGAAGTAACCTATTTCTTCTAGTTGTTTTTCTAAATCATTAAGATTTTTTTTAGTAAAGAAGCTCATACCTTTTGAATATTCAACATAATTAATTTCAACTTTCATAAAGTCCAAAATCATTTTTTCACTTGTTATTACTGCTTGTAGAAGTGCAAGATAAGTAGCTTCATCAATTCCGCCCTTACCATTAAATCCTTTAAATTTACTAACAAGAGATACGCCTATATTAACTTGTCGTTCTTCCTTATCTTCAAAAATGATAGAAGTATCATAACTTGTAACATTGTTTTCTATTATGTTGCCGTTAGGGTCTATTACTTCTTGGCTTCTTTTATAATCTATACCACTTCTTAGCTTGCCTACTGATTTTAATGTATAACCTGCGTTTTCAATAATTTTTACTTTGTCAGCAAACGCTCTTGATTTCTTTGTAAATATTTTTAGTGTTTCCATTTTTATATTGCTCCTGCTACTGAGTTGAGAATCATCTTTAGTAAGTCGATTATTATCTCTGTGTTGTCTGCGATTATCTTTATTGTTTTCATTTTATTTACCTATCCCGAAAATTTGTCCTGCAACTAAGTTTGGGTTTACTTGAATATCTCTGCTTGAAGTAAAGTGCATTTTGTTTATAAGCTCATTAGTAGCTTTAAAACCTACTAGCACTTCATATTCAGTTTCAACAATATTTGAAGAAACCTTTTTAAGATATCCTGCTTTTACCATACAACCTGTGCAACCTACTCCGTTTTCTATGTTTAAAACACTTTCTCCACCACTTCTGTTAGAAAATGAAGTTCCACAAATCGCTGTGTTTCCCAAACTTTCTTTTTGTGAGCTTTCAAGAATGTGATAGAAACTACCTCTAGCAAAATTTACTTTTTCGTTTCCTGTTAAATTTAATTTGTTTGTTTTCATACTATAAATATAATCAGAGATTATAAATATAACAATCTTTTATTATAATTTTTAAAGAAAATAAGCCTATAAACATTGGGCTTTTTAGGTTTCTTAAAAAAACTTTAAAAAATTCTCTAATTTTGACCTCAAAAAAGGGCTAGAACTTTCATTTTTTATTAACTTTGTGCATTTGTGAAATTGCGCCTAAGTCTGCGCCTAAGTCATTTTAAAATGAAAAAACGGCAGGAGCGCCTTTGCTCTTGCGAGTTCAAGCGCTATGGAATAATTCCTGCCGAGTTTCCTTTCAGTCTAACTGAATAAATGGTTCTCTTGTGTTTCCTCTTTTTTGTTCTATGATTTCTAGTTCAGCTTTAATATCTTCTTCTCTTAATATCTCTTCTGCTCTTTCAGCAGTAACATCATTTTGATTTACCTCTTTGTTCTCAACTAGAGTTTCTAAATCACTCATCTTCAGCGTCGCTAACCAAGTTCGGTCATAACCTAAAGCAAGCAAGTGTCTAGTTAAAGCTAATCTCTTTTCAAATAATTCAGAAGCCATTACTCTTCCTCTCCTGTAAACATCATTCTCTTTGTCTCTCTTAGTTTCTTTATTGTATTTTCAATCGTGAGCTTCTGTTGTCTCCATTGAATATGCTGTTGGCTCTCTTTTAATTTAGACGGCTCTATTAAAGTTAAACTAAAATGATTTGCTTCTAGTTCGGCGAGCTGTCTTTCAACTGCATTTCTTTTATCCTTTTCAGTTATGTACTCATAACTAAATCCTATGTCTTTAATCGTCATTAGAATCTCCAATCATAAAATAAATTAAAAGCAGTAAAGATAAAAACAATATAAAGAAATATTATTAAGACCGCTTTCCCAGTTGTACCTTTGTAGCTCATCTAATTATATTCCCGTGTCTATCAATACCGATATTAACTTCTCGTAACCTTATCAACTTCTTCATCTCCTTACCGCTCTTAGCCAACCACTCAACAGTTGCTTCGAGTTGTTTAGGATTCTGTTGTTTGTAATCTCTTATAGCTTCCTTGAGTCCCTTACCTTTAACAGTTATGACTTCATCATCATCAAATTTAAAATCATATCTCTTCATTAAGTCCACTCCTCTTTGCAGACATTACAAATCTTTATGTTTCCAAAATCTATAATGCTATGTCCGTTCTCATCACATCTAAGTTTTGGATTATCTATGTAAGCTTGTTTTTGTTTCTCTTCTTTTCCTAGCGACTCGAACTTGCCAAACCATTTTGTTATTGCGTAAGGAGTTACATCAACATTGTTCCAATGCTTTTTGTACGATTGAATTGCGAACTTAACATCTTCAGGTGTTGCACCTGCTATTTGTAATTCCTTTGCACATTTGAACCAACCTGACTTTTCCATTTGAGTTTTAGGTTCATATCCAAGTTCTGAAGTAAATGTTTTAAAGATTGCCTTTCGTATTTTACTATCTTCTTCAGACAATTTACTTGCTTGCATATCTGATTCTAGTTCATTGGTTATAGTTCTATGACTAACTGATGATACTAGGGTCGTATCATTAGTAATACTAGGGGTAGTATCATTCATAACACTAGGCTTAGAAGTTTTCAGGATATAAAGATTAGATTGCTTTGAATTATCTTTAAATCTATTCCTAACTTCTATTGCTTGTATTCCTTTAAGCTCGTTTAACAATCTGTGAGTGGTCGCTTTATTGACCCCAACACGATTCGCTAAAGTTTGAACTGACGGAAAGCAAGACTTATCTTCTTTATCTGCATAAGTCCAAAGAATACAATATAGAACCATTGCTCTTGGATTAATCCCTGAATCTAAAATCCATTGCGGGATTATTGCAAAATAGTTATCTCTTTCAATTTTCATTTATCTCCTTTTATGATTGAGTCTAGGTCAAACAAAAGGTGGGAAATGAATATAACCCAAAAAAAACCTAGACCCAACCTGTTCTCCTTAACCCTCGTGACTAAAAGGGTGCGGTTAAATCGTCCTCAGGCTCAATTGCCTTTGGTGTAACAATGTTACTAGAGTTTATTAATTCTGCTGGTATATCATCACTCCAAGCAGACCAAGCATATCCTGTCTTTTGTATTTCAGGACATTCTTTACTCCCACATTTAAAGTCTGCACTCTTAGGCGAAAGCTTGTTTCCTCTGTTGTCAAACACCTTAGAATCGCATACAGGACACTTCAAATCACTATTTGGTTTTGTAACTTGAACTGTTGGTGTCTGAGCCGTCTCAGAAAAGGGCTTCTGTTGTGAGACATTCTCACTCTTAAACGGCTCTAACACCCAATCCTGAATTGATTGCGCCAATTCAAACATATCTGTTCCGTTATCTTTGTCAGCTATAACAAGTTCAATAGCTCCTTTGATTGCAACTTGCCTTACTATTAATTCATCTTTATTCATTTTATACTCCGCTTCCTATTCGTTTATCTACCCAGCTATTCTCTTGCTTCCAGTCCATTAAGGTTTCCCTTTTCCAAACTGGAGTAGCTCTAAGATTGTAATCAGGTTCAGGTAGTTTACCCTGAAACTTCCATTGAGCAACTTCTTGTCGCTTAACTGAAAGCCATTCTCCAATCTCAGCAGTTCCTAATATTTCAAGCGTCATTCTTCTTCTCCTCTTAATCCACCATATAATATTTCGACTTCCTCTTCAAAAGTCTCGCTAGCTAAAGAATCTACCGTAGGATAGAGTTTCTTCTTAGCTTTAATTAATGCCCTATTAGTTGCAACTAAACATTCTTCTTTAGTTAAAGAGTTATAACCAAACTCTTCTGAAGCCATTGCCCAGTTAAACATTTTTCTACGGATTTCATTCCTTAATAATTCGTTTTGAAAATTATTTTGGAACATATCTTTATGCGTCATAATCATCTATTGTAATAGAAGATTTAAAGTCTGCAACAGTTTTATTATATTCTTTCCATTCCTTTTCCATTTTCATATCTAAAAAGAAATCAGAAAAAACTTCTTTAATAACTACTACATAAAAGAAACGCCAAAAGATTATATTGCCTATTACAACAAGCAAATCAATTGAGTTCCATAAGTCGTCGCCTGATACATCAAGCATATTTAAGTCAATCATATATTCTCCTTTATTTATATTGTTAAGTTCTTTGTTAAGAACTTAAAGCAACTCGGACTTATGAGCTGTTAACTAGGCGCTTTACACCCACTCATAACACTTGCCACCTTTGGTTATCCTAATAATTGCTATGCTTGGTTTAACGCAATTAAAACTGTCCTGTTCGCACTTTGAATGCTATCAACATATATTCCTGCCTTTATTCCACTTTGTTGGGTATCAGTTTATATACTCCACATTAATCTCTACTTAGGCTTTTGCACTTTATTATCCGAGTTCCTTTAAATTCTTAATTAACTAAACCCTTACGGATATGAGCGTTTATGTTTGCTACTTACCTCTCGTCCCATTGTAAGTCAGTAAGTAGTTCATACTGTTTATAACCAGTATATGTTTTATAGCAAACCTTGTTCCAATCCAACTTAGTTATTCTCAAACTTAGTTTTCAACTGATAGTTCTTTCATAAGTCATTACATAACCTATCAAAGAACTAACAGCAGGGCTTTTAATTTACCAAACAACTACTCATATCCATAAGGATTTAGTTTATGAGTGTATTAAGAAACTATCGTTATGTATAATCTTACAGCTTGTCGTTACTCTGTCCTCTTATACAATCATATAACTATAACTTCTAATTTCTTGCCAACTTCCGTTCAAGGAAATGGGTTAAACTCGTTAGCCGATTTCTGCTAATTATCATTTACTTTAAAAGGCGTTCTTTTACTTCATACTCTTACTAATCCTCTCGGATACCTTATCTAACAATAATTTAAGGCGGGTGGTTTGCACACTGTACATTTACTGAAGTAGTTCCTATATGGCCACTTTCAATGGTGGTCTGTCCTGAATTTCGACGCTATTACCCGCTCAAGCTCCTCACACTCTATTAATAAATTAATAAAGACTTATTCCACTCTTAGCAACTTTCCTAGAGTTCATACTCTTAGTAACAGTTAATGGATATCTCCTAAGCTCTCTCTTGAGCATTTAACTGCTAAATGTTGATAGTTTCCTAATACACTCATTCCAAAGGTTTAGTTAAAGATAACTCGTTTATCTTAAGTAAAAGAATCTCCATACAATTGTAATCCGTTCCCACTTACTTAAGGTTACTACGCAGTTTTGACACAACCGAATTGTCGTCATTGTTACTTAATTCCCTCATACATCGCCTAAACGAGAAGCTAAAATTAAGCCCTTACTAATTTTACTTAGTTACCTTTAGTTAAACCTTTGGTTTTGGGTTTTCCTTGCCCCCCGTTTTATAGTGTGGCTCTCACTTGGAAGTCTAAATTTTGAGAGACTGACTCTTAATCTCTATACCTATAACATTACAATCTTTGATTATTAATTCAATCTTTTATTATGCCTAATTTAAAATAAGCTTGCATTCAATCTAAGATTATGCTAGGGAACCATAACCTCAATGTTTATAGGCTTTAAAGTATCTTTAAGTCGTCCCAACCCTGCTCATTTACAGTCAAAGTTAATACACCTTGTTTAGTTTTTAATCCAGTCCTTGCAAAAAGTTCCTCTGAGTCGTCAACACTTGGACATTGTAACCACAATCTCATATCATCTTTTCCTGCTCCTTGTTCAACAGCTCGGAAGTGATGATAATGACCCGATATTAAAATCGAGCAGTCCGCCAAAGGACTCTTACCATACATCTGACCTTTCCAAAAGGTTTCCATTTTCTTCCAAGAATCTCCACCGCCGAAACCTGCAAGGTGTCCGTGAGTAAAACCCACCAAACGATTAGAAATCTTTAAAGTTAAATGATATCCGTCAGGTACAAGGACTTTAACTTTATCATACATTTTATTTTGCTCAAGGATTTCTCCTATCACTTGTAGTTGTGCTTGGCCTGAGTCATCTAATCTAGTTGTTGCAACACTAGCCTTAGCACTTCTATTCTCTGAGTGATTGGAAACTACACCTGATAAAACAATTTCATTTCCATAAGGAAGAAATGTATCAATAATTTTTATAATCATTCTTCGCATTAAGTGTTCTTGTTGAGACCTATCCAAGTCAATTACATAAGCTTGATTAGGATAGAAATGACAAGTTCCCTCAACTAAATCCCCAAGAGAAATTAAATAGATAGTATCAATCTTCTTTCCAGTCTTTTTAAAGTTCTCTAATTGTTGAACTCCTTTTTCTAAAGCTTCATTAATTCTTGCAACAGTTGCAACAGAACCTTTTTTACCTTTATACTTGAAATCTTTTTTACCCAATTGGAAGTCGCTCATACAAAATACCCACGAAGTATCTGCTTTAACTTTCCTTTGTTTCTTTATTGGAGTTTTCTTTTTAATCTCTTTAAGAAGTTCATCATAATATTTATCGTGATGAGGATTCTTTTTTCGGATTTGAAATTTAAAAGCATAGAGGTCAACTATTTCTCCACCTTTTCTTTGAGTCTGCCAAGTACTAAACCTAATTGTATCTTCCATTATTTCAAATACCTTTGGGTCAAACCCATTATCTGAAAGTAAATAATTAAATTTAGGATTCTCTTCTTTAGAGATTGCTGTAATCTCTCCTCTGTTATCTTTATTAACCCAAGTCGCATTAGGTTTCCAACCACTTGGATAGTAGTTATTCCCTAGTTCCTCGTCGTGAGCAACATCTTTGCGCTTCTTTATTATCTTTTCTATTTCTTTGTCCACAAGCCCTGCGTCCTTTCCTTATGTATCACGCTCCCAAGTTTCAAGGAATGCGTATATAGTTTCTTCTAGCTTATCTAATTCCATAACCACTAACCCGTTATTAACACCGTCAGGCATAGCAACAAATACAAAAGGTCTAGCGTCTCCTATCCTTTTATTATCTTCTGATTGTAACTTAGCTTTTAAAAATTTATTCCATAGAGTTTGAACTTGTTTCCCTGATTTAACTTCTACTCTTACTTCTCCACGCCAATTTTCTTCGTGTCCCATTTGAGACCTAAACTTTGTATCAGGTATTCTAAGTTTCTTTCGAGCAATGTTTTGTTTTCTTCTACCTTTATTTTTATTATTTAATCCACGCTTCTGAGCAGGAGACCAGTTATCTTTATTCTTAACATTCTTTTGACCCATTCCTTGCATACCAGCATTCTTCCTAGCTTTATATTCTGAGAATGTTTCATCTTCTTGCCATTCTATTTTAGACATCTGAACCCCAACAATGTTTACTGCTGTTCCAATGATACCAACCGTCATTATAAACAAGCCAACTTGCTAATTTAGTTGAGAATGTAGGGTCTAATCTATTCCAAGAACCAGTCATATTAGTTAATTTATTTTTTAGCCAATCAAAAGTATTGTCATTAAATTGCCATAAGCCTTTGTCTTGTGTTCCGTTTGTATTATTACCGATTGCGGAAGCATAACCTGTTGACTCGCAGAATACTATTCTCATTGCTTGAATCACATCTTCCTCTTTAAAGTAAAATTCAATTAGAGGTTGCCAATGCAATACAGTTTCAATCTGTATCTCGACCTCTTTACAATCCCTATATTCGTCTAAGCCGTTAGGCGTTAGCGGAGTTGCGATTAGACAACTCATCAAAGGTGCTAGTAAATAAGTCATTAGCTTTTCTCGGCTTTAAATGCCATATTCCAACTGGTAATACAACATTACTAATATTTTCATTCTCATCTTTGAGAATAAGCATAGTTTTATCGCCGTCATTTTCGAGTGCTATTACATTCGACATAATCTCCAATAATCACTTATTTAATTATAACTTAAGATTATGACAAATAGTTAAAATAATATAATTAAAAACCCCAATGATTATGGGATATTCGTTATGGGCAAGTGTTCCATTAGGAATTATAAAGCGCTTAAAACGGCTTTAAATACCCTGTTTTTAGACGAATTGAGACAACCCAGCGATTAAGACCGCCAAAACCGTTGTCCAAGCCAAGAGTTCACTTCTTGAAATTTTAGAGTTAACTTTTTCGTGAAGCTCGTCAATACGCCCACTAAGTTGGTCTTGACCTTTAAGTAAAAGTCCAAGCATTTCTTTTTGAGTATATCCATTATGAGTCATTATCCTTTCCTGAAACTAATTGTAAGTAACCAAATTGTTAAAGTTATAAGCGTAGCCATTGCTGTAATAGTTTGGGCTTGTCCAGTAAGTGTAAGTGTTGCAATAATTAAACCAACCAAAGTCCAACTAAGGTTAAGTGTTTCTTTTATTGCTTGAACAAACCAAGACCACAATTTATTTATCAATCAAATCTCCTTAATGCAAACGATACAATCCTTACCAATATGGTTGGCACAATTACTTCCTGTGCCTTATCCTTTTGGTCTTGAGTCATATCATCTGAGATATTACTTAATTCTATTGCGCCTAAATCTACATCTATAATAACACTTATAGGCGACTCAATGAAAGACTCAAAAGCAATTTCTGTGGTTGCGTCGGCAAGAGTGTAAGGTTGAGAAGATTTATCAGCATTTTCTACTGCTCTTTCAACAAACTCATCAACAGCTTGAGCAACATTCTCATCAGTCTTAATTGCTTCAGCAATAATCTGAACATCTTCTGCTCCTGTTTCTTCTTCGAATCCTAATACTTCAGCTACTGCTTCAGCTTGTTCTTGTGTTATCTCTTCTTCTTGGGCTATTTGAATAACCTCTTCAACCACTTCAGCAATGATTTGAATTGCTTCTTCGCTTACTTCACTAAGATTTTCAACCCCAATGTCATTAACTTCTTCAATTATTTCAATAACCTCTTCGGTTTCAAGCTCTTGTACAAACTCTTCGATAGCTTCTTCTTTGGCTTCCTCATATTCAACTAACTCCTCTTCAGTAAACTCTTCTAATTCTTCTTCCGTAACTTCAGGAATATCAATAACAATAATCTCTTCTATTACTTCTTCTAACTCTGCAACTTCTTCCTCAACCATCTCCTCAGAAAGAACTTCTTCATCATCTTGTTCTGTAAAGATTTCAAATATTTCAAAAACTTCTTCATCTTCCTCTTCTATAATCTCCTCAATAATCTCGACCTCTTCTTTAGATATAGATTCTTCTTCTATTAATTCATCTTGTATAGATTCTAAATCTTTTAATACATCTTCAGGGTCAGGTGGAAATAAATCATTCGCAATAAATATATCTATTAGGTTTATATCTTCTTCAATAATAATTATTTCTGTTTCAAATACTTCTATATCATCTAT